CTCGCGACTACTTAAGGTAACCCCAATTACTATCTGTAATTGGGAAACCTTCTTTAATAAATTACTCTTATGAGTGGTTTATTAATGTGAAGATCCTAGCGTAAAAGCTAGATAAACTTCCACTAATAAATCTCTTTTAGAGGTTTATTAAGGGGCGTGATTTCTCACGTGTATTTCTCCGGATCGATAATTTTATTATCTGATTTGGGGAGATAGGGTTTTGAACTATTATCTGACCAAAGCTTGTTGTTATTATTACTAATAACGGGCTTTCGTCTTTTAATAGGTAGTCTACTAGCTTTCAGTATTTAGTACTGAGAAGTAGGCGGGTTGGCGGTCGTAACCTGGCGTCCCTCAGTAATGAGGAACAGCGCAGGTTGCTCTCTGGCAACTTTTCTTATTTTCAGGAGTCTACACAGTTATTATAATCTGTATAAACTTTAAATACTCTTAAAATTAAAATATGAAAAACATTCACATTAAAATTTCGAGAATATTTCTGAACACTAAGGAAGTTATTAGAGAACAACTGGTACGTCTTGATAATGAGAAATCTTTATCAAGCTTATTTAGCCGTTTTGCTCATAAGATTATATCTTTGAGTTTACGGACAAATAAGAACATCACCTCTCGTATACGTCTCTACCATAAGTTTGGTCGTTATTTATTCTTTATGAATAAAAGACACGGCTCAACTTATGTGGTTAAATATCTTAAAGCTTGTAAATTAGCTGTTTCTAAGGTTATAGCCAATCAGCCGTTCACATCCCTTCGTGAAATTGAACCTGATTTGCCTCTACCCAGATTATCCTCTGGAGGATTACCAGTCCTCATTGGTACAAGAGATCGTAGATCTATAGTTCAAGGATCGACTAAGGTTATCCGAATGTATTTATCTCTATTTAGCCTATACCGAATTATCGTTATAGAATCTAAATCAAAGTTAAATACAATCACAGATGCCTATAGCGGAAATGAACTTTATCTTAAAATGCTCGGTAGCTGATTCCGTAGTAATACGAAGTCAGTTATTGGAGGTTTTAACGAAAAGCCAAACATTTCTGCTCATAGATTTCTATTTAGAGAAACTGCGTCTCCTAGTAGTTCCAAATCTTGATCTGGAGCTATAGTTGATGCAGCGCTAATATACCATAACAAACAGATGTTTGCTCATTTTAGTGATTATTGTAAAGCTACCAACTCAACTATTTTAGAATTAATTTCTAAGATAGGAGAAGTTGTTACTTTGACTGATATCCTTAATTGTTTTCCTAACCTTAAAAGATCTTTCCGATCTTCTATGGAAGAGAATAATAATAATGGACCAATCGGACAATTATCTACTAAGGCAGAGCCTGCTGGTAAACTTCGTGTTTTTGCTATCGTAGATAGCTGAACTCAAAGTTTATTCTCGCCTTTACATCGTTCTTTATTTGACATTTTAAAAAGAATGCCAAATGATGGAACTTTCGATCAGACGGCTGCGTTTGAGAGAGCATGTGCCAAAGCAACAAAAAATAATTGTTGTTATGGTTATGATCTTTCTGCGGCCACTGATCGTCTACCAATAGAACTTCAAGTACAAATACTTGCTGCTCTTTTTGGTGATGTTATGGCGAAGGCATGACGAGACATCTTAGTTGAACGAGATTACTTCCTTTATGAGGAAGAAACCTCTGCAGCTGAGAAGTTCCGTTATGCGGTGGGTCAACCTATGGGTGCTTTATCCTCTTGAGCAATGCTTGCAATAACTCATCATATGATTATGCAATATTGTTCAAAGATGATAAACCCTTCAATGGGAACTTGAGAGACTAATTACGAGGTCCTTGGAGATGATATTGTTATCTTCTCTAAAGATCTTGCTAATAAGTATCTTGAAGTTATGTCATTGATTGGGGTACCCATAAATGAAAGCAAGTCTATCGTATCAGTTGATCGACCGGTTGTAGAGTTCGCTAAACGTACTTGATGAAATCAAGAATGTTCACCGATACCCTTCAAACAGTTGATCTCTCAAGATACTTTTAAAGGTAGAATCAATACTGCTCTTGGATTATTCTTGAAAGAAAAATCTTTCTTGGATCGTCCATTGGCGGTATTTGAAACTATCTTGTCGAAGTCTCTTTGAGATAAACGTCCTAAAAAGGATGCCGTTGCTCTATTAGCTTTAATGAATGCCTATTTTGAAAAAGCTTTCAATATAGATTATTTATTAAGGTTTGTTAGATCATCGGAACCCATAGTAACGAAGGGTAAAATGCTTTTTGCTAATTTCAAATTTGAACTTAGTAGAAACATTGTAGCTTCGATACTTAAGGATCGTAAACTGCCTGCGATAGGTAAGAAAGACGGTAATTATTTACTTTTTGAGTTTGCTGTAAGAGAGACAATTCGTTGTCGTCTTATCAACATGCTCACTAAGTATACAGATGATTGAGTTGAAAGACAGGTTATTAAGCATTTGAAAGTATTCTTCGCTGATTTACCAAAAAGTAAAACAGTGCAGATCTCTCATTTGACTCGTAACTTGTTATTCAATCAAAGAATCAATTATCTTACTCAATGAAATATGAGTATTCTGAATGATCCGAAAATACCTATACAGGTATTAACTAATCTTCTGAATTCAAAGATGAATGATTTATCTGGTTTTACTTACGTAGATCGATTACTCGATCCGTCTTCTAAGTTACCTAGCATTGAGATAGACACTTGCTCTATTTTACAACTTGTTGCAAAGGGATTTGCAGAAGAGGCAAAATATAGCAAGGACCCTTCGACTTTTGATCTAGCGAGATTTATATCATTTGTTCGTTATTCGACAAATTATAAAGATCTTTCTAAGATTAAAGGATTCGAACTAGTGGAGGAATTGAGAGGTGCAAAGTACTAGTACTCTGTACTCCTATTGCTCGGATATATTCTGCGGAGTAAGGAAGATGAAGGATAGGAAGCGAT